GTGCATTTTCACTATCAATAAGAACTACATATATTCCTTGTTCCTGTGCATGCCTGACCAAATTTCCTGAACAGATATATGATTTTCCCGCTCCCGATTCACCTGCAAACACGGTAACTTTACCGAGCGGAACTCCCTTTTTGAAGTCGTTACTGATGCGATAGTTTAATGCATAGTTTCCCGTGCTTACCCAATCTGTTGGGTCATTAAATCCGATGCTAAGACCATCAATTGCCTTAGAAATTCCTTTTCTGAATTTACTGATATCAAACGGCTTAGTTGTCAAATTAATCTCCTATTATCGTGCAATTTGTTTTAGTTTATCGTTATATACTTGTTTTTCAAGCAGTTCCGGACTATTAATAGTCAACTGATCAATTTCATAATCACTTGGAAAGTGGCGCAAAATACCGCGCGCGCGATCACGAATAATGCTTGGAACTCGTGGCGTTTTACCGGGATCGCAGAGTTCTTCTAATAACTTTTTTCCCTGCTTCAATGCGCGGTATCTATCCTCTGATGTTGTCATACGACTTCTCCTGTGTTAAAAAGTGGGGAGGGAAACCCTCCCCACATCTAATTACTTAGATTGGCGAGCGCGGATCATCGCAAGGATGTCCTGTGCTTTATCAGTTGAAGTTGACTTTTCTGGAACCACGATTGGATCAACGTCAAATGGAACATCGTCATCAATTGGTTCAGAGACAGTTGGTGCAGTAGCGGTTGCGCTGGTTTCAGCAGTCGCTGGTTTTTGAGACGCTACTGCACCTTCCGGTGCTGCCAATCCATAAGGACGGTAGTATGCACCCCACTTATCGTTGTCATAAGGGCGACCATCAACGGATGCTTCAAACATTTCCTTGATAATACGAAGTTCTGCATCGCTTGGTTTCTTTGGTAGGAAACTCTTGAGGTCAAACAGACCGTGCGCGTCAATTGCTGCCAATTCTGCTTCTGTTAGCGGGGACTCTTTACGCGCATAGTTGGACGTAGTGTAATCCCCATATCCTCCCTTGGCAGTCTTACGGATAACGAAATCAAGACCACTGACATAATCGGTTGGGAGTTCGCTCATTTCAGGGTCCATCAGGCCAGTTTTAATGATTGGAATGATCTGTGGCGTAATGATAAAGCGGCGAATAGGATTGGCTGGAGCAACATCATCACCAAGTGGATTTACACGAACAAATCCTTGGAACAGATATGTGCGCTTCTTCCAATATTTACCAGCAAGTTCCTTCAATGTGTCATCTTTATACCAAGGACGAACTTCTGCGAGAACTGGACAGTTATCGCCATACATTTCTACGCAAGGAACCTGAACAGTTAAAGGTTTGCTGTTGGAATCACCCTTAATTCCATTGAAGGGCAACTTGATCATTGCTCTTTCTACCCAGAAAAACGAATTTGTTGGATCATTATCTGGAAGAAAACGTAAAGTTGCTGTGGAGCCTTCTGTCATGTTCCAGAAGGGATAAATTGCATTGTCTGATTGTGAGTTGGAACCTTTGTTCTGTCCCTTGTTTTCTGCGGCTGCAATGCGAGCGCGGATTTCTGCTAAGTTTGCCATTTGTTTTTCTCCTTTTAAATGTGCTTTGTTTTGAGCTAAATGTTAGATTTAATGTTTTGCTTTTGGAGCACACTTTATGGTTATATAACAATAACCACTCAGTGTCAAGTATTTAGTTTCGGGATTTACCCAAAATATGTAATTATATTGCGCGATCAGTATCTGAAACGCGCAATATCCAAGATTCTGGTAAGTTCATCATTCTCGGCACTTTCGTTGGCACCAACCAACTTACCAATGTTATTATTTTTGACTTTTTCGGTTGGTCCAAGCTGTCCTACGCGCTTTTGTTCTGGTCCTAAATTTTCTTCAAGTTCTTCTGATCCTGCTTCCGCTTCTGCCTCTTCACGCGAAGAACATGGTCCACCACGATCTACAATGTGACCATTCTTTGCACGGGTCCAGAACCATTCTCCATGACCAAGTTCATCAGCATCTTGCCAGACTTTTATATCATCTGACATTTTCATTGCTGGATCATCCCATCCTTCAGGAATACCAAGAGGATTGTTTGAAGTTAAACTTTCGTTATCTGCTTCCGCAATGTCTTCTTTTGTGGTTTTATTGCCCCAGTTTTTGGCACCCTTTTTGCGACACTGCACTAATGCACCGCTTGCATATGCAGAAGGCCAGACCTTGTAGCGAGATTTGACTTTACGATAACATGCATCCTGCTTTTCGTTAATCATCTCTTCGTTGACTAACTCACCGCCACAATGCGGACATTTTTCTTCACTTTCATTTTTTACACAGTTAGGGTATGTCTTGCCGAACATCTTTTTGTTACCATCCTTATGATAACCCTTCCAGCAATTTTCATCCATATTTTGCACATTCTCATGGGTTTCGCACATGCCGCAATCGGGACATGTCATTTCCATTTCTACACTTTCATTATGTTTTTTACGCCCCTTGCAATGCGCTTTTTGACTAAATCCTTTTGGATGTGAACAGTCAATGCTGCTCTTATATTTTTGGCTCCACTTTTCAGCCAATAGATTTTCATCTAACGATTCATCGGCTTTCTTTTTCTTAGTGGCAACATTTATTGCCTTGCCATGGCGGTCTGGGTTTGGGTCTTCTTTGCGTTTGCGAGTGGCTGCACTTGCTCTGCCTTTTTTGCCCAATGCTTGCGCCTTTTTCTGTGGGAGACACTTTGGTTTGCCCTCACTATCACTTCCTCTGGCACATGGACCCTTTATTTTCCCATTTGGACCGAATCTAACCCATTTTTCTTTAAACCACTTGTGGAGATTTTCTTCCAATTCAGTTGTTTCATTTACATCGTGAGGGTTTTCAAGAGTAGAAACGTGATGACGAGTTACGTTTCCATCTTTATCTTTAATTGAATATGACTCACCGTTATTATGTTTTTTAACAACTGTTCCATGCAGTCCAGCATGATCACCATTTATGACTTTAGTATTATCACCGGGACTAAGTTCAAATTCCCAGTTTTTAAATTCTTCGTCTATTTCAGTAGCTTCATACATGGTGTCATCTACTTTTTTCATAGCAGATGTTACCCCTGTTCTTCTTCTCGCGGCCTTTTTTTCCAAGTCAGACGCTTGACTGGCATACTTATTTTTGGCAGTATATGAAGTTAATTTTTTTGCTCTTTTTCTCAAATCTTCAGACTTATCAACTTTTGCTTTGTAATCGTCCGCAGCAGCCTGAATATATGGGTCTTCCGATTTTAATTCATCAAGTTCCATTGTTTCATTTACTAGAGCATCTGCCCAATCGGCAAGTTCATTTATTTCTCTTGCTTCTGATACGTTCTTGTGCAGGCGGGAAAGTATTGGCATTACCGATTCAATGCGTGGATCAAGACTTGAGCTTTTAAACATCTCACTGATGTCTACCGAACCGTCATCTTCCATTAAGGTTGGCGTCCATGATTCAAAATACATGTTATAACCGCGATGGCCAGTGAGTTTGTTAAGATTTTCACGTAAACCATTATAATGGTTGATGCCTTCGTTTACGAGGGTTTGAACAGATTCGTTAAACTGTTTATTCTTGGTAGCACGAACAAATCCAGCCATTTTGCTATATTCTTCGCAGAGACCTTTAATATGGTTCCAGCGTTCATCGTTAGGAACGCCACCTTCTGCAATGTGGCGAGCATATACGCGAGCCAGACCGGGGCGAGTAGTGGGAGCCAAGAAACGTTCCCCATCTACGTTTTCAAGATAGATTTTGGCAACGTTGCGATAACGCTGTTCGCCTTCTTCAAGAGCACGGTTATGTTGCAAGACAATCTTTACATTAGGAACAGCATCGTTGTATGATGCTTTTTTACCCATTGAGTAATATCCCTCTTCCACCTTTTCTTTACCGTAATTTTTGCAACCCTTTATATGGGGAATGGAAGATTTGGCTAAAGAATCACAGCAGTCTCGCATGCCTTTTCCGTATTTGCCTTCGCCTAATTTCTTTTTCATCTTGTAATATTCTCGCTGTTTCATATCGTCACCAAGACGGTCTTTGTTTGACAATTCAAAACTCATCTGTTTACGCTGTGCCCACTGTTTTAAAAGTTTAAGAAAACCCGTCCATGTATCATCATAGTCAAGCCCCGGTGTTTCTACATCAGGACTATCTTCTTGTTCTTCATCATAATACACGATCAGTGTTTGGGCATCATCAATGCTTACCCAAACTTTACCATAATCTTCGTCATTTTTGATAAAATTAAATTCAATAACGTCCGCATCTTGCGAAGCATTGACGCGCTGATTTTTGTAGTTAAGGGGTGTAGGTTTATAACCTCTTACTTTGAGAAGGTCATATAACTTATGATTGAATGAGGAGTTGTCAATGTTTGCCATAGGACTATTTATGCTTACGGTGATAAATATAATTGTAGTTCACGAGATTGCAGTCCCTAACTACTCTAACGCTATCGAGGAGCATCAGCTATGACTATTTATTCACCTAACAGCCATCGTAAAATCTACATAGAGCATTATGGTCCCATTCCTAAAGATGAGGATGGTCGCACTTATGAAATACACCACATTGATGGAGATCATTCTAACAACGATCCAGCTAACCTAAAATGCGTATCAATACAAGAGCATTATGATATTCATTATTACCAAGGTGACTGGGGTGCTTGTTTTGCAATGGCAAAACGAATGGAGTTATCACCTGAAGAAACGGCAGAGTTATCCAGAAAATGTCAAAATAAGTTAGTCAAAGCCGGAACTCATCATTGGTTAGGACCTGATTTCAACCTGAGGCGAATAGCAGCAGGCACTCACCCGTTCGGAGACCTAGAATGGCAGAATAAAAAAGCCAAAGAG